ATAGCAAAAGCGAGGAGATAGCCCCTCGCTTTTTTTAGATTTTTCCTCAGTATAGTGCGCTTACCTCTTTTTATTCAGTACGCGGTCGATGCTGAATGCGCCCGGTCCGGTAATGGCCAGCAGCAGATAACCGCCAGCAATGGTCAGGTTTTTCATGAACATCAGCGAGTTCACGCCTTCCGCAAAGTTGCTGTGGAACAGGAACGCGGTCAGCAGCGTAAAGCCTGCGGTGAACAACGCGGTGGTACGGGTCAGGAAACCGAACAGAATCGCCAGACCGCCGCCGAATTCAAGGAGAATGGTCAGCGGCAGCAGTGCTCCCGGCACGCCCATGGCTTCCATATACTGCTGGGTTCCGGCGTAACCAGTGATTTTGCCCCATCCAGCAGTGATAAACAGAATCGGCATCAGAATACGCGCTACCAGTACACCAACATCTTCTAATTTTTTCATTTCTTACTCCAGAAAACCCAAAGGGCGGCAGTTTTGTTTTTTAGCGCAATCCCGCGTGGTTACACGGTGTTGCTGTCGATGGAGAGGATAGTAACGAGGCGGAGAGGGAATTGTTAGCAAGGAAAACTGTAGATCTTCTTCAAAGTTTCTGAGCAATAAGTGCGGTGAGGAGAAATTTTCTGGCGACGAGGGGAACTACCCGTCCCGATATCGGGTGGCTGAGCGGAATGAATTGAGATCTGAGGGGGGCTAACCGCGGGTTGCGGCGAAGGCCCCGTCTGCCGCGAACGGCGTATTGTATCGGACGGGGAAATGGCAGAGCGGGGCGCCGGGATAAGCGCCCGCGCTCCGGGCTGCTAGTGTGTTGTACTTCTGGAGGATTATGCTAGGAGTTAATTCACTCGACTGGTAAATTTTGGGCTCAAGCTGCCGCCCTCCGATGCCGCAAACTTCTGAAGTTGCTTGAGCTGAAACATAATACTTGCCGGCCCTTGAGTAGAAATACAAGCATTCGTCGAAGTACTTACTTAGCGCCTCTGATGCGTTGATGGTAGTTGACAGCGGATAAATTTTTCGCTCAATTACCTCACCTGCCTTGTTCTTCCGCTCAACTGTCTTAGTGTGTGAAATTACGAAGACCGAGGCTGCTAAGTTGCTAAGCCTGTCAAGGAACTCGAAGAACTCCGTTGAGAGTACTCCGTAGTACTGTTGTACTTGACCGTTGTATAGCTTGTCCTTGTCAAAGCTACCCATTACATACAGCTGCTTCTCCCTTAACTTGTTGAACATGCTTTCCGCGAAGCTGGTAAGCGAGTCGAGGATTATTATTGTATGTTCATCTATGCGGCTTGCGTGAATGCAGGTAAATTGACTTCTATTCTTGAGCAGCCGCGCATCCGAAACCACTTCTCCAGTATCTTGGTTGTAGTAGAAATCGCACTTACTTATCAGGGCATTGACGAATGGCAATATTGTGATGTGCTGCTCATCTCTTAATTGAAAGTAGTCGACTTTATCAAGATGCTTGAACTTGGCCGCTTGGTTGAAGATAATGTTCATTGACTTATCGCAGTCAATGTAGATGATGTGATAACCTTTGTCAATTAGGTTGAATACATCAGTAACAAAAGTTGTTTTACCGGTCTTGCCCTCGCCAAAGCAAAGGACTTTTATGACTGGTTTTCTATTAAGATATTCACTCAATTTCATTTTAACTCACTTCGTTCGTTAAATTAATCCAAGATACTTACGTATCACTCTATTGTGGCTTTAGCCTTGTGGCAAAGCCACTTCTTTGTTATACTCCAAGTACTTTATATATCTTCTTGGTGCTATAGGCTTTCCTCGGGTCTTCGGCTTGTTGAAGAGTTAATTGACACTCCGCACCTGATTGACACCACTCGAAAAACGGGCAGCGGGTGCCATAGGTAACGCAATTGCCGCTTTTGTAATAAGCTGACGTGCTTAAACCATTCGACTCAATTAACCTTACAACCTGCCGCAGCCCGTTCATCAAGTTGTCAACGCACTCTGGGGTCTTACTTAAAAACAGCGGGTTAATTGCACATTCTGTTCCTTTGAACCTACAGATTAAGTAGAGCACCTTGATGCTTGAGATAAGCGAAGTTGATTCCTGCTGGTCGAACCCAAGTAAGTTCAATATGTTAGTTACGTATTCAACAGTTTGCGGGCTTAGGGCATACTTGCTTAACTCCTCTTCCTCGGAGCTGGTAGTTGACGAAGTCTTAATATCGCATACTACGATTTCACCGGTTGAGCGGTCAATGAAGATAGCATCGATGAATCCAATGTAGTTGACTTTATCCAATGTAACTTTTCGAGCGGCTGGCGCCACATCGTTTCTGCGTTCATTGGGGTGCGCAATTAAGTATGTTGTGTCAACCTTGAACTCAATGGCCGGTTTCTCGTTGATGTAAAGTAAGTCGTAGTTGCTGCTCTCGAACCAATTAACAAGCTCCCTCAAAATGCGGTAGGCTGTGAGGAAGTGGTAATTGCCCTGCATTGCCTTCTTCAACTTAATTGGGTACTTCAACATAAGCACCTTGACCGCTCCGTCTAAGTTCCTTGTGATGAGGTAGAACTGGAATGCTTCGTGGACAGCGGTGCCAATTAGCGAGGCGGCTGAGCTGCGGCGTGGCACTTCAAAGTTACTGCACTTACTTAGGACAAAGCGCATCGGGCAGCTCCCGAAGCTGCCTAAGGAAGAGTAGCTAATTGAGATGGCATTCCTGAGAGGTTCTTTACTTTTACTTTCGTCTGTGTTGCTCATTCAGATGCCTCCATTACTTCAAGACAATTAAGACAGATGGTCTTAGCCGGACCGAATTCTTCCTGCGGTTTCAATTCGCCGCAAATGCAGCACTTAACCCAACGAACTCTTGGAGTCAATGAGAACTTGATTATGTGATTCTCCTTAATGAGCTGCAAGCGTGCATACTTCAGGGGCGTTTTTCTGACTGCTTGATTAAGTTCCGTTCTAAATTGACGCTCGAGCTTGGGCTGCGCCTCCGGAGCCTCAGGCCAAATTGCGGGGTCAATTAAGCAGGTACAGTTAATTGCCACAAATCCGTCGGCATCGGCCTCGTTGAGTGCCGTAAGAAGCTTATGTTCCAGAGTGGCGAATGAGCCATTGATGTTAATTACCTTGTTGCACCATCTCCAACAGGTAGCCTTGCGGCTACTATGTGAGCCAACTGCTGTGGCTTTCTTGTATTCCACTAATTGACTCTTTTCCTTAATCAAGGCCGTTTCTTCCTTTGAAGCTTGCTTAACTTCAACCGGCATAATTAACATGGAGAGTATGAAAGCGGCTTCGCGATAATCAATAGCTTTGATGCGCCAGCCAACGGAGTGGGCTAAATACTTGTTGATATATTGCTTTATCATCTCAATTGTGCTAAGGGCATAATAGCGGCTTAGAGCAACTTCGACATATAAGCGGCTAGCGCCGCCGGAGTTTGAAGCACTTGTTAGGTGGTGCTCAATTACTGGAATCAGTGTGGCGCCACAATACTCCATTAAGTTGTTTTCTCCTACTGCGCTTAGCTTGAGAGTGCTGCTTGTATGCTGATTAGATGTCGAGTTCATTGTCTAAGTCCTCCAAAAATGCAAGTTGCTTGGCTTTGTTGCTTCGTTTTTCGGCCGCTTTTTCTTTACGCGCTGAGCTAACTGCCGACTTCGTAGCGTACAAGCGGTCGAATGAGTTAATTAAGATGCGCATATCCTTAGGTTGAACGCAGTTCAGAACCTCGGGATTCTCCTGAAGCCTCTCCATTATGGCACTTACTGAAGTGTCTATTTGTTTTAAGTCAATCGACTCTTCTATCTTACCAAGCTCATTGTGGACTAAGGTAAGGAGCTCACTTTGTTCACTGTTAAGTTGCAAGGCTGCGTCGGCGGCTTCTTTGGAATATAGGTCAATTAAGTCAGCCAGTGGCGGCATCGCCTCAATTCGTTCCATATAGTCAATCGAGTCCTCGAAGTTGGCCAGCGCTGTGAGGTCAGTTGACCACACCTGAGCTGCTTGAACTGCACCTATTGGAGCATTTAATAAATTGACTTCTTTCTTCGGAGCTTTCGGCTCTTCTGCTTTGCTTTCGGCATTTAATGATGTGCTATGCACAGCAGGGCCGCCAGCTGGCAGTGTGTTAAGTAATTCGTTTAAGCTAATCATCTTTGTCTGTTTCCTCTATATAAAGGTTGATTATTCCGTTGTTATTATACATCAAATCAAAGTATAAGTAAACAAAATCTTTGACTGAATGAATTTCCTGCCGCGTTATAAGTCCATTGCGGCTGAATGTTATAACTATCTTAAAGGGCTGTTCTTGGCGACGCTCAATTAACTTGATATGTCGCTTAACTTCTCTTAACTTAATTGGCATTGGCTTCGCCCTCCGGTGCGGCTTCGCCACTGGCTTCGCCACTTGTGCCCTCAATGGTCTGCTCAACCCAATTAACTTTGATTTCCCAATCAGGAAAGAAGCAAAGGTGGTCAACATAAGGTTGTCTTGCGAGGCACTCGTGAATGTAACGGCTAAGCTGCTTTCGAGTTACCTTGAGTTTCTTCGAGGCAATTAAGTTGTAAACAACTTTGTGGCGCTGTTGTTTCAGGTATGCGTCAATTATCTTGATGTTGCCGAAGCAGATTTCAGCTGTGCGCTCACAGCGAAAGTCAATTAACTCTTTCGCCGGAATCAGCTTGAGCATTCCTTGAGTCCAGCGTCCTGGGTACTTGCTAAAGCAAAAGCCATCTGGGCTATCACCTGTTATGTATGGGTGTACTGAGAAGCGGGTACGTTCATTGAGTTTCATAAGTTCATCGAGTGCCTTGGTGAAATCGCCCATTGAAGCGTAAACGCGAAAGGCCACCTTGGCTTTCCTGTATGCTTTAACTTCCTCGGCGAGCCTGACGGCACTTGGAGCGGCTTTCCACTGTGTGAACTTGCTTGACTTGGAAGTTGCTTGACTTGACCGTTTTTGCGGCTTGGAATATCTTGTTATTGTTGTCATCTTAATTGTCCTTCCACGCAGCTGACGCTGCGAAATTTGATACTTCGTTGATACTTCGTTGTTGATACTTCGTTGTTATTGCTGTTGCCATAGGCAAGTTATGCGCTTTGTGCATCTAGGTAAGTCTTGTTGGCGATTACCGGTTTAATCAGGTTGCCATCTCGATTAACATGTTCACACTTAATTAAGAGTTCTACCCGAAAGCCAGCCTCGAGCTTACTGCGCATTAAGTCGTCGATTCCAGAGCCGAGGATTACACGCTTTGAAGGCAATGTAGTCCCGTCTAGCAGCACGGTTTCGGCGGTGCAACAAGTTACTCGAGTTATGATTCGGCCCCTCGTTGTGTAGTTGTAAGCGAATGAAGTTACTTGAGCCGGAATGAACACAGGGAACTTCAGGGCGACAACTCGGCTTGTGCGCTTGTTTGGGATGAAAGAGCTACTTGAGTCATAAAAGACAAAGCCCTCCCAGCGCCTTTTACGCAAAACAGTTCGCAGTGTGGTTTCGCTGTATTCCAACATAATTAAGTCCACAGTCCCAAGCGGGCTCGCTGCTTGTTGCTCGAAGCTCATTCCCGAATTCCACTTAATTAAGTTCTGGTAAGAGCCGTCAAGTGTGTTGCGACGAGCTGCATTGAACATAGCGAAAGGCAGGAAGTCAAGCTGCTCTGTTATAACTTTGCGGCGTAGAGCACTGGAAGTTAATGGAAAGTTCTGATGCTCGCCGGCTACGGTGAGTTCTCCTAAGACAATTATACCTTCGTAGCTGTTATTGCTGTTTGAAGTTCCTGTTGAGTTCATCGCCTTAATTGTGATGTCCTGTAAGGAGTAGCTAAGGAACTCGAGAACCTGATTGAGATTCTTCAGCTGGGCGGCCTCGAAGATGTAGCTTAACTTGGCTCTTCCAGTAAACTTGAGCTTCTTTGAACCTTGCTGTAACGTCATTGAAGTAGAAGCGTCAAGCAAGTCTGTTAAGGGAATTGCGGCGTAGAATCCGTTGGCTTTCTCCACTAGCTGGATTACATCTGCCTGTGCTAATTGAGAGTCCGACTTAATTAACTTCAAAAGTTCGGCTCCGCTTTCAACGTGGAGTACTTTCTGAGTGTGCTTTGTGCACGGAGTGCTAATTGTGTTGTTCATTCTAATGTCCTTCCATTATGCCGTAAGGCATAAAGTTGTTAATTGAGTTGCTGTTACAGTTGTTTCGATTGTTGCTGTTGTAGCTGTAGTTGTTTCGGCTAAGCCGCAGGCGTGCCGCTAAGCCACTTGCTTAGGAAGTCCTCAATGTAAGCGGCGGTTTCGCTGTCTGAGTTACTTGAGATAAGATTCTCAATTTTCTCCTTGTCCGAAGAACCGGCCAGCTGACGGTTTTTGAGCTTGGCTAAGCCACTCTTGTTGTAGATTACCCAAGCGAATTCGGAGGCTCGAGTCAAGGCGGTGTAGGCATACTCGTTGTTAATTGAGTTGCCATTTTTCCAGTCAAGTAAGTTGATGATGCAACGCTTGTACGTTGAGCCCTGTGCCTTGTAGCATGTGATGGCGTTTGCGAGGAGCAAGTTACTTATCTCTCCGATGCTGCTTAGGCTGATTTGACGTAATGTGCCATAGATGTCAATGAACTCTATTGTCAGAGTATGACTTGCTTTCTTTGAGAAGAAGCCTTCATCGGATTCGTTTTGCGAATCATCTGGTTGTACAATCTGCTGGGCTGACTTGTCAATTAAGTTGTCAAGTTCATCAGGACTTAGCTCGGTTGAAGCTGTTGGAGCTGACTGCGAAGCTGATTGGAATGTTGTTGCATTTATGCCGTCAGGCGCTACCACGTCTGAATTAAGTTGCATCTCAATTATGCGGCCCGTTGTTCCATTGATGTAGCCATCTTCGTAATTGTTCTTTGTGAACATCACGTTGTCACCGACGCCGAACAACTTAATTGCCACGCCGCAAAGCACCGCTTGCTTTGTGACGTTGAGGTATTTGTTGAGCCGCTGATTGAGAACCTCTTGTCCAGTAGCTCCAATGTTGGTCGGGGTGATAATGCAGTCCTCTTGTTCATTGAAGCGCAGGTGGTATTTCTCGTTAATTAACTCAATAATCCGATAGAGGTCAAGGTAGTTTTCGGCCTTGATGAACTTAACGTTCTTGAACTCCTTAGCTTGAATGGCTTGCTGTAAGGCAAGCAGGTTGGCTGACTTGAAGAGGTGAGCTGCTTGGACGATGTCATTTCCATCAGCTTGCCGGTGCACAGTGGTAAGATAATTGAGTGAGCAACCAGAATGCGCCCCGAAGTAAGCCAGGCTTGTCTTGCCGATGACTGGCTGAAGCTGGTTGATGTCGCCCACGAGGATTAACTTATGCAAGCTGTGCAAGTCGAGGGCTGCGAGAGTTTGGAGCATAAGTTCGCTCGAAACCATTGACACTTCGTCGATAATTAGCACCTTAGTGTCAATTCGCTTGTTGGCTGCATTAAAGGTTGGAACGAATCGGCGGCTTAGGCGATAGCCACAGGGCTTGCTTGGGTCTGGTATCTCGATTGACTCCGGTACAAATTGAAGCCACTTATGTAAAGTTAGGCACTGGGGAATGAAGGGTGCTAGGGCAGGGTCTGACTTAATTGACTTGATGATGTTAAGCACCGCCTTGCCCGTGAAAGCACAGAGGAAGATACTTGACGCATCAAACTTAGTTAAGAGCTCCTGCAAAACGGCCTTTAAGGTGAATGTCTTGCCTGTGCCGGCTGCTCCGGTCAGGATGCTTAATTGACTCGAGCAGATATTGCGCACAGCTGATTGCTGGCTGGCGTCGAGGCCGATGACCGAACAAGGTGAAGGTAATTGAGTCAGCTCTGCTATGTTACTTGGCTGATTAGCCACTTGATTAGCTGAAGTTGTTTCTGAGCTAAGAGAAGCTTGTGAAGCCAAGCGAAGTAAGTCATTTAATGAAATGGGCATTTAATTATCCTCTTTATTTATACGTATCTAAGATGCACTTTGCGTATCTGTTATTTCCGATAGATTCAATTAACTTGCGAGCCGATAGGCAAGCTAAGTAAGTTTTATCGAAGCGAGATGTTAATCTCGCATAGATGTCAAGAAAAAAGTGTTAATTAACCTTGAAAACCCACTTCGTAGGAAAAATCATAACGCGCGTCCAGTCGGTAATTAAGTTAATTTTTGGTAAAGTATGTTGAAATCCGAGTGCATTTAGCAAAAAACATCTTAATTACCGATTTTACAGCCCTTATTAACTTCAAATTTAGACAAAAATTTGCACCCATTCTAGACAAAAATTTTCTGTCTAAATTGAGTGCAAATCTGAGAGTTAATTAACTTATGCTATAAAGTAGGTTTCTTGAAAGCCGATAAGTAATTAACTTGCGAAGCAACGCGAAGCAGCTTATAAGTCAAGGTCGTTGTCAATTAAGTCAGCTACTTTAAGCACCTTCTGGGAAAAAGTAGCTTCGTCGGTGCTAACCGACAGCGCTTTAATGAACATCTTCAAGTTAGTTTTTTGTGATTGAACCTGCTTAGCTCTCTGCTTACGCCTCTCAATTAACTCTCTTTCTGCTAAGCTAGCCCGGCGTTCGGCACGTGCACGCAATCTGGCTCTCTGTTCTGCTTCAAACTGCTTGATTCGCAAGCTTCGGTTGGCCGTTTCGGTGGTTAGCTTGTCAATTAAGTTCGATAGAATAGCCGGGGCAGCTTGCGGATTTTCGGTTAATTGAGTATTGATTGCACAAGCAGTGGCAGAATCTGCAAGCAATTTAATGTAGTCGATGATAGTTAAGCGGGGTAGATGCTGCAAAACAGCGGAATAGCCGGCGCGGATTTTGCCGGCGGCGTCGATTGCCTTGTCTGCTTGCGTTGATTCAATTGAGTTAAGCAGGTTAAGCAAGTTAATTAAGGCTGTTTTTTCTGATGGTATATTAACAAGTTCTATTGTATGACAATTCGTAACAACATATTCCGTAAGGGTGGAAAAATCGTCTAGGGTAAATTGAGCTAGCTGTTTTAATTGAGGCTTTTCAAAAGCGTTTAGATTGTAATAAATGGTTGCATTTTGATTAAAGGTATTAAAATTTGTCATCTTAGTGAATCCTTAATGTGGTTGTGTTATGCTTGAGTTAGTACACGAAAAAGTTGTAAATTAAAGCAAGAAAAGAGGGGCAATTAAAGCCCCTCTAGTCATCAATGCTAGCTTAGATGTCCAAGTCATCTTCATCAATTGACGTTTCAACTTTGCGATCAACCGCTTTTGCGGCAAGCGCAACGGCGTAACTGATATAGTCATCAGGCGAAAAAGTTACGCCGTGTGCAAAATTAACGGCGTTAGGCGATTCTTTTTCACAATGCCATTTGATAAGAGCTTTAATGTAGTCGGAAACGGCGACACTTTTTCCCTTCACGGTAGTGTTGCCGAGTATCAAGTTAGCTGCTTGTAAATCAGCCAAGAAAGTCTTGACGGTCTTTTCATTAATCAAGCTAGCCTTTGCCGGCATATTAGCTTTAAGACTAACAACCAGCGCTTTAACCAGAGCGTTGAACGGCTTGGACAAGGGGTTAGTTTGTGCGTTGCCGCCGTTCTGCGGGGTTAATATATCCACAATGTTGTTAAGATTCGGAAGCGTAAGCAGTTTGCGGATATAATTGCTTAAAAAGTACTTTTCAACGAATTCCCGGCAAATGTCATTAAGTCCGGCAACTTCCATTACGTCCGGTATATTCGTATAAAGTACGTCGTATCTTCCCTGCTTATCTTTAATCAGGCGGCAACTTAATTGACGGTTAGAAATACCATCAATAATACGGACGGAAACACTTTTTGCGGGTTCTCCAGCAACGGTTGCAACTAGATTACCGGTGCTATCCGCGGCAACGTGCACGGCGTCACCGGCGCTGATTTTGTTCAATTCGTTCAAAATTTCTTCTTTTTCCATTTTCAAATTTCCTTTTAATTAAAAGTTACGGTTAGGCGGCTTGCTTGCCGCCGGTTCAATTTAGAGGCGCGCCTAATCGGCGCAAAGTGTGAAGCCGGTTTAATTGACGGGCAACCTGCAAGCCCCTCTTAATTATTCAATGTCATTTTCACGCAACCACGCCAAAATATCACTTCTTAAATAAGTGGGACAATCGTCGGCACAACGGTGGAAATTTTGTATTCTCAAAGCAATTTCAATAAAGTCACGCCTTGCGCCGTAAAATTCGGTAAACGACTTTGTTAAGTCGTTGCACTCAATTGCGGAATAATCTGCAAAGAAGAAAACAACGCTGTAACAATCGAGTGCCCCTTGTGTGAAGATTGCTAGTTTATCTAGCAATACTTTTTGTTGTTCATAGTCATATCCGTTCGCTTGAACAGCTTTAATCAACGCCGCGGCCGTGTTTTCAATTGCCTTACTCATCTTAATCACCTCTCAAAAAATCTTGTTAAACAATATAAGCAACCTTGCTTATACATGGTATTCTACAGGAAAATTGTTTTAATTACAAGCGAAAAAATCAATGAATACCAAAATTTTTGCCCCTCCAGCAAAAGGGCTATTACACCCCCAAAGGCAAGCTAGGGCCCCGGCGTATATAAATGTACCCTCTACAAATTCGCAAGAATTTTAGCAGCACCTGATAACTATGCCTCAATTAAATTCACAAAGTAAATTCCAATTTCTAGCCAGCTAATACCTAATTAACTACTATGAAGCTAACGAAGCTAACGAAGCCTCAGGGCCGCTTTTCCCGAGGCCGCTAATTGACTTTGTAACTCAAGCAACTCCGAAGTGGCCAGAGCGGCTTGCCGCGAAACTTGAGTAACCGGCTTAACCGGACTTCGCTTGAAGCTAATGAACCTTTGAGGCGGCTTTCTGGTTGGGAAGCTAATTGACTTCGGCTGCTCGAATTATCCGGCCATTGGGTTTACTGTCGTTTAATAGTTTACCACATTGACATCTGCCGGATTATTTGGTAAGCTAGCTAAAATAGGAGGAATCAAGCAATGACTTTAATCAACAAAGAATCAAGCGGCGTAGCCACGAGCCGCAAAACCACCAAGGTGTTACTGGCCAAAATGAGTGCAGGGGCGCTAATGGCCTTTTGTGAGTTACTTGAGCGAGGCGACTTGGGGCAGGGCGATGAACTTGTCTATGTCAATTTGGGTTTCGAGTGGCCAGAACAGGAGCAGGCAGCCGAGGCACTCAAGGCAATTTGTAAGGAGAAGCTAATTAAGTTCACTGAGCTGCAAGGCTACCTTGAATATGAGATGCTGCACAAGTCCATAGAGAAGCTCTACAGACCCCGAGATGCTTCACGGAATCTCCAGTGGCAGGGTTTCGTGAAGCGGTTGCAGCGAGGCCGCGGCTGGTGCGGGGGTAAATTGAGATGGGGTGAGTCAATTAAGTGGCTACTCATCAACAGGTACCTTAAAGAGCAGTACTTGAAGAAAGCTGCTGAAGAGCAATTAGAGTTCCAGCTAATTTTCGGTTGCACCACAGAAAGGGCTGCTGAGCTGACCCGAAACCGCCTTTCAGTGCCGGTGCTCAGGAACTTCAAGTTAATTAACCCTAACATCGCAGAAGGCCGCAGCAAGGCGTATTGCGTCGAGTGGTTAAGTAGGCGCGGTTGGGCAATAGGGCGGCTTTACACTTCAGGCTTAATTAAGCCAGGGTGTTGGTGCTGCCGCAGTAGGAATATCAAGGAGCTTCAGTTGATTAAACAAGAGTGGCCCGAAATTTGGCATAAGCTCCATGAACTTGAGAAGCTAATTAAGGAACCATATTACAGGACGCCTCGAGGCTGGGCTCTGCTACAAGATGTTAATTACAAGTCCACAAAATTCACCCCCAAGCAGAAAGGTTAAAGAAGATGGGAAGCGGTAATGAAAACAATAATGAAATTTGGGCTGGACTTAACTCAGGGGCGCGAAGTAAGTTGGTGCAGTTAATTAACTCCGGAATGCCCACCGCAATGATGGCCGACTTCTTGAACCTTGAACCTGCTCAACTAGCCGAACTCTTGGAAGTTCCTGAGCTTAAACAGTTAATTGCCCAGCAAGAAGCAGCCGAGCGCCTGAATTCGGCTGACGCCTCAAGTAAGTGGGACGAAGTCGAGGTGCTGGCTTTGAAGAATGTCCTAGGAGAACTTAATTCACGGCCTGACCCGGTTTTCGCCCTCAAGGCCGCAGCTGTTGCGAATAAGGCAATTAGGTCACATAAAGGCAAGCAGCAGGCTATGCAGCAACTGGTCGAAGGAGCCAAGACTATTACGTTGCAGCTGAATCAGCAGGTCGTCAATGCACTTGTAAATGCGGGGCCGGCTTCGGAGCCAGTAACTCAATTAACTGCAACTACGCAAATCAACTCAAGTAACCCAAGCACTCAAGGTTCCGCCAGTAAAGTCCTCGACGTATTCACCGCTAAGGATATGGAACGACTTGCTCGAGGCGGCTCTGAGATAGAAGCTTACTTTGAACCTGTGCAGCAAGCCGAGGCAACGAGCCCAGCCGGCATTGAGATGCTCAAGCAAGTTGACGACTTAATTGACTTGCCATCAAGCGCCACCGGAACAGCCGGAGAATCCAGATGAATCCAGACGAGGCTAGAGCAGCTAGTAAAGCAGCTGGCGGAATAGCCGGAACATTAAATGAACCAAATATGTGAATGGAGTGAGCAGGGAGTTAATTATGCTGTATGAAGTTAATGCACAAGAATTGCGGCAGACGTTGCTTAGCAGTGAGGCCGCTTATATTCAATTTGCTTTGGGAGCTCAAGCAGGTGATGACCTCTTGCCCACACCGGAGTTCCACTTGCAGATGTTCCGGCTTTTTATTGATGAGTCAATTAAGAGGGTCTGCGTTGCTTGCCCGCGGTCGCACGCTAAGACCACAATTGCCAAGATAGCTGTAAGCAGGTTAATTCACGGCGCCACCTCAGACATGAACATTGGGTATTTGAGCCACAGTAGCCCGCTTGCCACAAAAGCCCTAATGGACATTCGGAACTTAATTTGCTCTGAATCCATGATGGCGGCCTTCGGAGTACCCAAGTTCATTAAAGAACAGCTTGACCGCGGCGAATATTCATTTCAACTTAATGGATATACGTTCAACATGAGCAGCTTTGGTGCAAACAGCCAGATTCGAGGCTACAATGTTAATAACCGCCGAATTGACGTGCTGTTAGTTGACGACCTCGAAGACCGCCAAGAAAATGAATCCGAAGTTCTGTTTGACAAATTAAAGCGCTGGTTCTTCTCCGACTGCATAAAGGCGCTTAGCCCTCAGGGGCGGTTAATTATGTTGGGTAACATCGTCAACCGGAACAGCATAGTCAACGAGAATTGTGCGAGTCCAAAATGGGCGTCAATTAAGTTGAGTGCTCTCAAGCAAGACGGAACCCCTTTGTGGCCAGAGCTTAACAGCTTCGCTGACCTCATAGCTGAATACAACGAGTATGCCAGCAAGGGCTTAGCTGGGCAGTGGTGTGCCGAAATGCTCAATGACCCAGTGGCTGCAAATACGCTGTCAATCGACTTGCAACGCATCACTCGAAGCCCCAAAGTTGACCCTGAGTCAAGTGAGCACGAATATGGATTCATCACAATTGACCCTGCAATCAGCCAAGCGGCCTGGGGACACGCACAGACAATGGCCGTCCATTGCTACTACGAAACCCCGACGCCCCATTGGCAGATAGTTGACTCAAGGGTGGCTTACGGAGAATCGCCAGTTGCTTTGTATGCTGCAATGCAGGATATGTGCAGTAAGTGGAATGTCTCAATTGTGGGCTTCGAGGCCGAAGCGTATCAAGCATCTTTGAAATCGATGTTTGAGTATATGGACTCAGTGAATGGCAGTAGCGGTTTGATTGAGTATGTGCCGCTAAAAACGCTCAAGAAAAGTAAAGCCTCTAGGATAAAATCTTTTGTTGACTTACTTTACCAAGGCGTATATCATTTAAGTGATAATGATAATTTAACCATTACTCAGTTACTTGCCTTTGACCCGACGCGCAAAGACAATTCAGATGACTTAATCGACGTAGAGGCCTATGGTTGTCAGATGCTTGAGCTGCACCTTGAGAAAATTAAACAGGCCAAAAATAGGAAGTTAAGTAAGTCCGGATACTCAAGTGAGTTGTTACAGCGAATCGCGGCAGCAAGTAGTTTATAAACAGAAAGGTACCTAATATGTTTACACCAGTAGAAAACTTTAAGGCTTATAGTGAGTCAAGGGAGTTGCGAAGTTACTGTAGCCACTTCGTCGGAATGTGCAGTGACTCGACCAATGACCTAGTGCACCTTTGCGACAGAGTGCTAATTGACTTGTATGGCCGAAGCGGGGCAATTGACCGCTATGACGGAGTAACTCGAAGCGGCTCTTTGGGCCTCGGTAACATTCAGGAACTCGTAAACCGAATCACTCGATACGCATTAAGTAAGATGAAAAACCGCAGTGAGATTAAATTGCCGCTTGCTGCAACCCAACTTAATGAGGCCGCTTCAGACCTAATCAATTTACTCATCAGCTCAAATGACAGCTACACAGCTTTCGGCAACCCAAATAACCAGAAGTATGTTGCGGCAGTTGCTGAGCGTATGAGTCAGGACTTCACGAGGTTCGACCACTTCAACGTGTTACTTCAGGCGTTCAAATGCATACTTCATTATGGCGTCGCAGCAGTGGAAGCTCGTTGGGATAAAGACTCAATTAACCAGTTCAACGTCGAGGGCATCACGGAGAATCCGGCGTTCGGCGTGAATCTAAAGTTAATTAACCCCGGCTGCCTGTACTTCAGTAAATTGACTGATATGCGCTCTTTCAGTGAATGTGGCGATTTCTGTGCCTATGTTGAGAGCATCGCCAAAACAGACATTCTCAATCAAGCCTTGCATCCCGAAGTCGGAGATAAGGAACTTTCAGAGCTACTTGAGTGCAGCAGAACAGCCGGCTATCGAGCCGTTTTTTCGATGAACAACCCAAGGGACTTCAAGTACATACTTGACTTCAACCCTCTTCCGCACGACACTGAACGCGACAGCGACATCACCCGTGAGAACTTCATTAACAAGACAACTGTCTATGTGCGTGTTTGCCCTGAGTTACTTGGCTTCGAGCTTCCAGGCCTCGAGCCGCTTACCAAGACGCTGCTCAAATTGACTTACATAGGTCAGACGCTAGTTAATGCAGAAGTCAGTTCCAATGGAGTCATTCCTGTGGTTGTGGCGCCAGTATTCCCTGGAGTTGCTCCGGCCGAAAATCTTACTCCGGTTCAATGCTTCATAAACTTCTTAATTAACACCAAGCAGAAAGGCGACCGGAAGAAAGTTTACGGCCTCAATTTCTACGACCGCAATCGCATATCACTCAATGAAATCACCAAAGCTAAGGAAGCTGACGAAGAGTGCCCGTGGATTCCAGTGTCGTCTGAGCCCAATGAGTCACTTGGCTCTGCAATTATGCACTTCAATGATGCGCCAGATACACAGCACATCCTAAGCGACATTAACCAGATGAAGAACATAATGCAGATTATTATGCCGACTGACCAAGCTAGCTTAATGAGTAGCCTCGACAGAGCAACTGAGTGGCAGGCCAAAAAGGCACTTGAGACGTCGGGTAAGGCCACGAAGTTAATGGCACGGCAAATTCAGGCGATGTTAATTACGCCTTTGAAGTCAATTCACATTCAGACAATTTTCGACCATGAGGCTACCCTGATGGTCAAAGATGCTCAAGGTAATGATGTCCCTACCGCTATCGGCGAGTTCAGTGGCCGCGGCGTTATGTATTCAATTACCACTGCTATGACCGGAGTGGATAGAGATATAAAAGCTCAGCAGATGGATACATTCATTAACAAGTTAATCCAGTTGCCGCAAGTTGCCCAGGAATATGACTTAACCAAGTTGTTCGACTATCAGAGCAGCTTGACAGGACACCAAATCGACTTCAGTATGTTTAAGAAAGAGTCGCCAATAGACTCATTGCCAATCCAGCAGAGGAACTTAGCTTACCAGTTACTTCAGCAGGCTATGGCACAACAGCAACAGCAGCAGGAAATACCTGTTGACCAAAACAGCCAAAACATTTAGAATAAAGGAGTAAAATAAATGGAAACTGAAAACGAACAAGTAAACGATGATGCCGGGTTTTTGGCCAGACTCAAGCAAGTCTTTACGTCAAGTCAGCCCGAAGCGCCGGAAGAGCTTAATCCGTTCAAGCAAGTGCCGCAGGCTCAAGCAAGTCAGCAAGATGCACAGGGTGCTCAAGCAACACAGGGTGCACAGGGTGCGAGCCAAGCGAACTCCGGTGATGTATTCAAGCACTACGTAGCGAAGCAGAACTTCCTTGACGGCGTTGAATACGATGCCGCCGAACTGATGCAAGACCCAAGTAAGTTGGGAAACTTCATTAACTCTGTAGCACAGCGCGCCTATGGCAAAGCCCTGTATGATGCAACTAGTGTAATTGACAAAGTTATTGAAAACCGCTTTAATGCTTATGACAGTAATGTCAGTAACAAGATTCAGGCGGCCGTTTCAAGTAGGAGTCAATTAGACAAGGCCACTCGGGAGATTCCATTGATGAAAGACCCAAGTGCCGCCCCAATTATCACTCAGGTAATGAAGGGCTTTTTGCAGCAGGGTAAGTCGCTTGATGAGGCAACTGAAGCAACTAAGACCTTTTTGCAGGACTTCAGTAACAAGCTGTCAAGTAAAGGCGCTGAGGAAAAAGCGGCTGACAAGCATCGTAAAGACCTTGATGGCCTCTTCGGTAACTTGTTGATTAGTAAGTAAATTTAACAAAGGAGTAAATAGATGATTCCAGGAATCTTTTCATCTCAAGGAGGTATCAATGCAGAGCGGCTTGATAGCTTCAATAGTAAATTGTTCCGGTCTCAGCTGGCCGGTACTGCCCCGATATTCGCATTGAGTTCGGGTTCCGCTCAGTTTCAGCTGACTTCCAAAATCCACTATTGGTTCATGAAGCAGCCGTATAGCTCGAAGCTAATTGCCTCGGCAGCAGCAAACAACACAGCAACTTCCATTACAGTGGATAAAGGCGCTGTGGTTGAGCCGTCTTCGGTAATTATGAACACAAAGACTAATGAATATATGTTCGTTAGCGCCGTGTCCGGTAACACCTTGACGGTTGTCCGTGGCTTCGCTGAATCGACGGCCGCTGCAGTAACTCAGAATGATGAACTGCTTTACTTGGGTACTGCCAAAAAAGAAGGCTCGTTGGCACCGAATCCTAAGTACCGCCGTGGCGTTCCCCGTATGAATTACAGCCAGATTTTCCGTAATGGCTGGGGCACGACTCGTACAGCTGAGTACATTAAGTTCATTACGGGAAACAAGGCAACGGAGAATAAAGAAGATGCCGTGTCAATGCACGCACAGGACATTGAAATGGCTTTGCTGCTTGGCCGCAAATCTCTTAATCAGGTTGATGGCTCCGAAGTGCTGAGCACGATGGACGGCTTGATGAGCATTGTTAAAAACAACACTGCATTGGCCGCTGCCGCAACCCTGGACTCAATTCAGGAATGGCTGTACGGTAACTTCGAGACCTGTCCCGAGGGCGTACCTAATGAACGCGTCGTTATGACCTCTCTCAATGTACTTTATATTCTTAATAAGCTCATTAGAGATGCTGGCAGCTCGTATTACCCGATTGGAACCGCAACTAAAGTATACGGCCTCGACGTATATGCGCTTCAGCTGCCTGGAATGCAGGAAGTTAAGATTCTTGCTCACCCACTGTTCAGCCAGACTGAGTCGCTTAGCAAATCGATGCTGATTTACCACCCGGGCTTAATTAAGATTGGTTATATGACCGACGCCGAAATCAAGGACGCGACCCCGGTAGGTATGGACGGTCAGGCCAACGTAATTACCTCTGAGCTTACTCTTGAGTACGCAGATGAAAATACCGGAGGCGTTCTTAGTAACATTTATCTGGAGTAACAGCTATGCAATGTGTAGTTAGAGTCTATAATAAGAACCTGCGAAGCCTCATTACATCCAAAGGCCACATTAAGTTGGCAAATGGTGTCGGCTTCATTGAGCTGGAAACAGACGAAGAAGTCGGGCCGTTTTCCAAGGAGCTTGCTAAATTTGCTTCTGTTGAGGCAATTAAGTCTGAAGAAGAAAAGCAGCAGGCAGATGAGGAAGCGGCCAAGGGACAGGATGAAGGCAATGAACTTGGCACTGGCAATGTGGGCTCGGCGCAGTCATTTAACTTTAATAGCTTAGTTAAGGGCTCGAATCCGTTGCCGTCTGTTAAGTAACAAAGGTAATTAAAAGCCCTGAGGCAGAAACGCCTTGGGGCTTTTTTCATATGAAAGGTAATTGAGATGTTTAGTCAAATTGTGGACGATGTCTGCCAGCTGTCAAATAGAATTGACATGCGCGACATTGTTGTTAAATTGGCTCAGGGAATTATCTCAAGGATTCACAGTAAGCAGTATTTTCAAAGCGATTTGAAGCAACTTGAGTTGACGCCAGACACGCCTAACTTAGAAATGCAGAGTGCCTCAAAGTGGGTGTGGAAGCGCAATCCAGATGTAAGGTTAATTAACTCTGTTTGCTACAAGCCGCTTGGCGTTTATCCGCCGAATAATCAACCTAGTGTTGGGCAGAACTCACTTAACAACTACTGGTACAAAGTGGGCGAGAAGTATGTCTTTGTTTTCGGCGGGGGAGAAATTTACGGCTTACCTGTTAATGAAGAACCTACGTCAATTGAGATAACATATTACAGCTTCCCAAAGAAGTTTGAATATATCCCAGAAGCTGAGCGACTGGTCAAATATGACTGGTCATCTAATGAGTGGCTAGTCAGAGAAGATGCCCAAAGCGACGAATGGAAGGTGCTTGACTTAGAAGAAGTTAATGAACGCGAAGAAGAATTAGCGGCTTACGGAAACTGGCTGCTCAGAGATTACAAAGATGTTGTAATTTCTGGGACGCTAAGTAAGTTGTATGGTTTACTTGACGACTCCGAACGATTCAAGCGTGAATTCGCCGAGTTCAACCAGCTGTTTGCTGTACTTGTTCAGAATGAGCGCTACGCTAACTTTGGGTACTAAGAGGGAGGTAATTGAGATGGCTTCAGTAAAAACGCTTCAATTGCCTCTCTATGAAGAAGAGAGCAATGATTTAATAGAACAACTTAATTATAACTTGCAGATAATCGAAGAGCGGCTTCAAGCCCTCGAGGAAGCTGCGGGCGTTAATCAGAATGGGGGTTAATTGAGATGGAATTTTCAGCAGAGAAAAGTAAGTGCGGCAGCAAGAAAGGCGGCAAGAAGAAACTATTTGGAGGTACTTATGTTTTTGAGGGCGCAACAGCACCTAATATGGTAAGCGGCACACTTGAGGAAGAAGTGCTTAAAGCAATGTTCAAGGGACAGCGGGCTATTACCTCAGTCACAATTAAGTTAGGCCAGATATCCGAGGCTTTTGACAAGACTACGGAGTTAAGCGACATTGTCGAGTCAACTAACTATACCCCTGTAACCCTCACAGTGCCTTCCACTACAGATTGGGACGTGTTGCAAGATGAGTCTTTGGCGTGGTCTATAAAGACCCGTCAATTAACTTTCGCAGTTTCCGGCGGCGACTGCCAGTATAACTGCTACTATATGGTTGACCAAGAGGGCAACTTGCTTAGCGTCAGTGCTAAATTAGCTAATGTAATCACAAAGACGGTAGACTTTACAGGATACTATAAGTTCTACTGCTTGTAACTCAAGGAGGCCACAATATGGTTTCGATAGTTAATAAGAACTTATTGATATTCAATCCTAATATAACCTATGATAGGGTAGAAGGCAATCAACTTAACATAACAGACGGCTCGAACATTATCCCGACGTACAATGGCTACTCAACTGGCCTTGGCTATAAGCCGCTGTTTTTTATGCCTTACTCAAGGAACGTCGAGCTGAAAAAGGTAGTCGATTTGCAGGACGATGCTGGTAAGTTAATTATAACAAACAAGTACATTTACAGATATTCAGCCGCCACAGGTGATGGAACAGTACTGTTGATGCTTAGCAGCGATGCCGAAAATGTAAGCGTAGACTACATTGGCTCATATTACTATATCCTCTGTGACCAAGTGCTGTTTAAGTATGACCACTTAATTAACTCTATTCAGCAAATCAGCCCCACGGGATTCCCTCAGAGTACCAAGTTCATTTGCGCGACGAACAACAGGTTAATTGCCTTGAGTGATGACGTCATAGCTTGGAGTGCTGTTGGCAATGGAGATGACTTCCAGCCGAGTACAACTACCGGAGCCGGTTTCCAGAGTCTGGACTCACTTAGCACTGGCAAGGGAATTGCCTTGGCGAAGAAGAAAAATGGCTTTCTGGTGTTTACATCGGATAACGTAATTAGCGCCACTGAGCTAAACACGGCTTTGGTTTACAATTTTAAGGAAGTTAGTAAGCATCGGATTCTTAATAGAGATTGCTGCTTAACTAGCACCTTTGGTATTGTATACTTCATTGACTCGGACAAGAATCTTTACAGCTACGAAGATTTGGGCTCTCTAGGCTCCGGCGGGTTCAAGGTCGTAAATGAGATGTTAATTGACTACTTTAACTCAATCGACATCGACATCGAATACCTTGATTTGCTGGAAACTCGTTACCTTGTAGTTAATTACTACGGCAACATACTTGGCATCGACCTGCTACTCGGGCGCGTTTTCAAGGTGCAGCACTCATTAACTGCTGTTCGAGGTTTCAACTTCATTAACTTCCAGCACTTCTGGAACTTCGAGTACCGCAGTGCTTATAATACAGAGTTTAATGAAATCAGTTACTACGGCAACAGGTTGCACGTTGAGTCAATTGGAAGCATATCGGCTGAGCAACCTGATACGATGTGTGCTTCAATTAACCTTTATGCAGAATTGCCGCTCGCTGATGCAGTCATAACACACTTGGTTGATAAACTCGAACCTGAGTTCAATAAGCTGGAGCCGCCATTACCAGCAGTATTCGATGAAGACCTGAATGACAGCTTACTTAATGAAGATCTAAATGACAGCACCTTTGATGTTGACCTAAATAATTATGACAATACATGGAGCAGTGGCTTTGAATTAAGTTGCGGCTTTGAAACAGATGTGTATCAACAGGCCAAGCGTATCGACAAAGTGGACGCGTTTTTTGAGTTTAACTCAATTAGCTTCGCGCCAGAAATACCCATCGAGTGCACCACGGTTATAACCAGAATTGACACTAATATGTCAAGTAACAGAAATGAGTTCATTTGGGACTGCCAGCTTCAGGCGCCCCAGCTTGACTGCGTCGTCACCCAGGAGCCCGATTTCGAGTGGAATCAGAACATCTCAATGGGATATGATGTGTCAATTACTTTGACATCTTCAACCGACGCCTATGGCAACTTGCCACATCATAAGGTGTTAATTGAGGACAAATACTTCGTTGGGCGCCGCCTAGTTGGCAACATCTATAACACCGGCATTTACCATATGCTCAATTATGCTGTAAAAGGCTTTTGTGAGATAACAGGGATACAATTTAACTTATTTAAGGGAGGTCTTATTTATGACAGATAGATTACCTAATAGTGATTACCAAGGCCGAATTTCGCAGTTGGGCTCAGGTAACTTGGAAGAAATTAATGCAGTTTATAACCCTCGAGAGTTCTTCATTGACACTCGAAACTGGACAGTGGCAATTCACGACGGTGCGACTCCTGGAGGCCATTGGCTTGCTCGGGCCGATTTCAGCAACGTAGCTTCATCTGATATTATCAACCAGCTTGAGAATATTCCGGTAACTAAGGTGGCCTTAAACACCTACGAAGGAACTTTCATCAGCGAGGGCGGCAACGATGTGCTGGCTGGAAATAACCCTCAATTAGCAAAGGTGTCACTGGGCGGCGCTGCAGCAGCTGACTCAAGTGGGTTCATTTTTTGCCAAGATGCTTCAAATGCTAACCTAAGTAGCTTCGCTGGAAAACGGGTTGAAGCACCTTATGCCACATTCAATATGGTTGGTAATGTGACGCTGTCAAATGGAGCCGTTTTACACTGCTTTAACTTAATTGGCTCTAGTGCATACACCTTGACAATTGAGTCTGGCTGCAAACTCATCGTTGATGGAACAATTAGCGGCACTGACTTCATTACCGGTGCTGGTTCAGTTTACATTGGTAACTACTCAGCAGCTTGCTTCAAAGACACTTTTCAAGGAGATTACTCGTCGGGAAATTCTCAGCAACCCATGTGGACTGCTTTCGAGTCGCTTAAATACTTGGAAGGCAATGGAGTTGTAACCTGCGATGGCGGCACTACGACCCTCACTTCTATGATGAACCCACTTAAAGCCCAGATGCAGCTTTACTTGGATTCTGGTGGTACTAAAGGGATAGCTACTAAGACTCGCAGTGCAACTAACAATGGTACTATTAAAGGAAGTTACTTTATCTGGGACAAAGGGGCTTCTACTTGTGTTCGACCGTTAATTAGGTCTACCTCGTCAAACGGCGCCCCGAATTACTCCTCCGAGCTGTACAACGGGTCGCTGTTCACAAGTAATAAGAGCTGGACTCAACCTGTCTTCATTAGTGCCACTGCTGCAGGGCCAGGTGGTTCGACAGCCAGCATAATTATCTCTAGCCCAAATGGCGCTCAATTAGAGAACCATCTATTTTACGGCCACTTCACCGGAAGCAGCTCTGGTTGCTCGAGCGGCCAATTCATCATTCCCGCTAATTACAGTGTTCGATTCAATAAGAATGGTCTGGCCTACAGAGATAATTGTGTGGTTTGGGGCTATAACCAGAGTAGCTTCAGCAACTTTATGCGGATGCGGATTTATTAAACTTAATTGACGAAAGGATAGAAAATGAGCAAAGGCGTTTTACGAATTGCTAATGTTACTGGAGAGGGTGTTGGCTACAACGACCGTGAAATCAGCACTGAAACCGGCCAGACGCTTAGCGTTTACTTGAACAGCACTCGAATTGACTTGGCTCGTGCTGATATGAATAACGTGGCGGCCGATGCAGTCAGAAGTAAAGTAGCAGATGAACTCCAGGAACTTGAAGACGAGTTGTCGGCTGTTACTGCGGAATCTGGTGCAAATTCAGCTACGTTGCCGAAAAAAAAGGACTTGTTAATTGGGTTGACTAAACCCTATACGGCCGATATTGCCACGGTTAGCTCGACTAATACCATCTTACTTAAATCTTTCCAGTGGTTTGACGGTACGGACTTGGTCCAACATCAGGAAGAAACTGTCACAATCGGGCCAGAATATGCTGGCCAAGTTGTTTATGTTGGACTTAATGAAAGCGGCATCAGAGAAATAAGCACATCAGACTATGACATCTACTTAGCACTGTGCAACATCTATGTTAATGCAGATAGCGACTTAACGGCCTCGGAACTTTCAGTGCGACCGTTTTTGGCTGATTCAAGTACATTTGGCCGCGACCATCCTATAATGGTAGTTAACTTCGCTGCTCAAGTAACTTCCTCAGATTCGGACAAGGGCTTGAGTTGCCAAAGTTTCGACTTAATTAAGGAAGGCATCAACTACGCCGGTAATGCACAGCGGCCCGACCGCAAGCTGTTTCCGGCTATGTCATCAATTAACTTCAAATATTACTACCCTAATTATGACCACGATGGCGAAACGGCTCAAGCTAATATTCAACCCTATTACTACAACACGTCAACGAGCGCGAAAACTCTGCTTGACTCAAGTAACGGTGCAAGTAAATTTGTGGTTTTCCGGCTAGTGTTAATTGAAACTGGCCAAATCCTCCTGTTGCTTCAGCAGGTTTCTGACGAAAGCCAATTGTTTACCTCTGTGCAAGAAGCGGAGCTTGGCTTGAAAGACCTTAATTGGAACCTAAGTCAATTAAGCAGCCGCGCAATCTATCTCGACCAGTTCATTGTGTGTTCTGCTGACTTAACTATCTGTCAGATGGCCAATGTTGCCGAAGTCAGTAATTCGCAGAATATCACAATTACCCAACTTGTTTATGGGGTGCTTGATTCAGTGTCGCAAGTGCCAAACACAGTTGAGGAGTTTTCTGCAGTATTCTCTGGATTAACTCCGGTAGTTGGTGGGTGGTTTTTTGTGAAAGGTTCTCAAGTAATGCTCCCTCCAGGTACGTTAGCTGATGGTGGCTTGTATATGTATAGGATTAAGTCTATAATCTCAAGTAACATACAGTATGATTATTGGCAAATGGCTTCACGAGATTACGCTACTAATCAAGCTTACTATGTTTCTCAGTATTCAGCACCTTACATTGCTGTTGCTGATGGTTCAATCGGAATCGGAAATACATTTATCGGTCAAGTTACAATAGAGCCTAAAGTTAATAACCCTTATGCTAAATATACTTTATCAAATTCATCTGGTTGGCCTTTAATTGACTCTAATGGTTCTATTGCTAAAGCATTAGCTGGTTGGACTGAGGGTATGTCATTTCAGGCTAAGATGCTCTGCGCCGCAACTGAGAAAGTGATGTCAAGGAACTCTCAAATTAGCGCTGTAGATAGTGCTGCGGTTACGCTTGATAACCAGATTAAGCACTACACAATTCGAGTAACTCATATGAACAGCAGTGGTAAATTGCCGGTTGCTATAACAGTTCCGACCGGAATTCCAGATGATGCGGTAATTACCTTTGAGCTGCTAATTGACTGCTCTGACTCAAGCTACGGCTCGTTGGTAACCGGCGTCGAATTTACAGTTAATGGCTCAGCTATAACACCTTACTGGATTGACAATTCTGATGGCGTATTCCAAGAGGCGAGTGCTCCATATAAGTTAATTGCTTTGCGGCGTTCATTTAGGTATAATTCGACTGCGGCGCTTCCTGGATATGAGCCTCAATGGATAGCTAATATCGAAGCTGAATATAACACCACGGCGTAAATTAGGAGGAATAAGTTAATGGTGATAAGAACTTCATTAAGGCCCCTTGGAAAGGGGGCCTCGAATTTAGTCCCTCTTGAATGGTTTAATGGACTTACTTTGACCTACCCAGATGAACCACAGATGACAAGTGAATATAATGCAGACCATGCAGGGCGGTCAATTTACAACCCCTATATGCAAATGTATGAGGATACTTTACGAGGTAAGTTCCTTGCCACGGGTCAAAATACATATAATTGTAGACAGAATTATTACGTAGCTGGCAAATTAAATGAAGTATTGCCAGCTGGGCTAGTTCAATTTAGAAACATGATTAGATTCAAGGGTTCTGGATTTACTACTAATTCAAGTAATGACGAAGAAGCTATTGACAGTGCTGAAATGATAAGTAACTTCAATTATCTTGAAGACGGTCAATTAACTTTCACTTCAAGCGAAAGTCCCGTAACTATTAGTGACAATACGCCATTAATGTTTGGCCCTGTTTATGAACCTGCTCAAAAACATTGGTACGCATCTACTTATTATGCAGATAAAGGTCTTAACCAAATTAACTTGCGAACCGCCAGAGATGCTTCATCTAACCCAGAGAATTGGGTCTTAATAAAGCGAGCATACATAAGTGGCATTTCTGGCTTTAGTGGTGTTAGTCAAATTTACGGCCCCTTTAGAAACAACGCGTCAATGATGGGTGTTATTGCTAATAGACTTAATGGCGAAGGTGCCGAGTCGAACTTAAGTGAGAATAATAGACTTAAGTCAGGCGGTAGTTATGCTTCTGATGCAAGTTGGGTTTCACAAAAAACTGCAATTAAGTTATACTTGCATAGAGGCAGTAAGTCGCAATTTGGCAGCGCAGCTCCATGGAGCTGCTCCTATCATTATGTTAATAGCTTATATGGCGCGTTTTGTGTTATGGTTGATATGTTCACATATAATCAAACGGCAAATTTTTATGCTGATTCACTTGACTATGCTAAAGTATCTTGGTCTAGCCAGACTTCCACGCAGAACATTGATGGTGTTATGTCAACTAACCAGACTTTTTGGGACTCGACTAATGAACAGAAAATCTCAATTTACGCCCCTTGGGCAATGAACGGCTCGACACCTAATGATAGATTCTTAGCTGTGCTAAGAACTAACACCGCCGATGCGCCACATACGTTGCTTAGCTTAAATTACAATTTTTATCCTAAAGCATCAAATAGCATACCAAACAACAGACTTAGCTTTGCAAATACAGGCATAGCTATAGCAGACAATTATAATAAAGTTATTTCATTGCATTCAATGGCTAATTACCTACTTGTTCAGAGAGCTGATTACTCAATTAGGTTGATACAATTTACCGACTCCGGAATTCCTGGCAGTAATGTATATAAGGAATTTAAGCCTATTTTTGGTGGTTCAAGTAAATGGGCTGTTATTGGCTTCTTCCGCAATTATGTTTACTTCGTGCAAATTAACAACCCTAATGAACGGATGAGCCGATTTATGGGTGAGAATAAGATTGTCTTAGGCTCAAAAATTTGCCGTGTTAGCATGTATGATTTAATGAAAAAAGATTAGGAGGATTAAAGATGATTAACATTATATGCTCAATTATCATTCTAACCCTATACGGGGCTTGCATTAACCGGATTCGAGGTGGCCTTGAGCTGCCTGGGTTAGGCGAGTTGCCACTTAATAAACTCTGGCAGCCACTCACGTATGGATTAACTATGGCGAATTTCGCCTCGAGCTACTGCCCCGAAGCTGTAAGCCCAATTACTTATGCAGTACTTAATTGCCTTGCTATGTACCTTGGCCAGCAAATTTGCGGCTGGGGAACCTATATAGGTGAATTGACTACTGGGAAGCAAAGCTCTCGTGAAGAGTGCCCTGCTATAGATGAGTTAATTAAAAACATAAGTTCACCAAGAATTTATGGATTTTGCGGCTTGTGCCTCCGTGGCCTTGTTTGGACATTCTTAATTGGCTTACCCTTATACTCTATACCTCTAATGCTGTCTGGGCTGTTAATGGGCCCGGCATACCTAATTGCCACTTTGATTTGCCAAGCGCTTAATTGTGCCGAGGGCAAAAACGCATGGAATTTAGGTGAGTGGGTTTGGGGTGGCTTACTTTGGTTCTCTATTGCCTTAACTGCTATAGTGTAGCTGAAGTGTTAAGTTGACATTCCCCTTTATTATTGGTATAATTATTATGAGATAAGCTAATTAAGAAAGGAATTTACAATGCCAACAGATTTTGAAATAATGCCGTGCTTAGCTTTGATTGTAATTATCTTGCTGAGTACATTCGTGCCGTTTATCGCCTCATGGTTACTTAAGATGCAATGCAACAATCGAGAGCTGGCTTTTAGGTTCATCTCAAGGAAGTGGATAATTACAGTAATTCCATGTGCCACTGTTGTGTACCTAGTTACTTTACATGAGCCGCATATGGAAACTAAATTGATTGCCTACATCATAATTTGGGCGTCGTGCGTTTCTGGGCTTTTCTTGCTTGGTGAGCATATAAGTCAGGCGCTTTCTAAGCTGTACTCAATTAAGTATAAAGACGTAAGCATCTCGTTTGATGCCGGCACTGACCACATTAAAATATCAGAAAAGGATAAGTGCGATGGGAAGCATTAAGCTCATAGGCGCTTTTTTGACCCTGCTGCTAATTGGCTTGATGGTATCAATTTGGTATGCTGAACGCCGCGAAGCAATTGGGTATGCTAGGGCAAAAACTGAAGTTAATGAACTTATAAAAGTTAAGGAGCAAACAGATGATAAAATCACTCAAGCTTCTGTTGAAGTTAATAAGCGTTTTAATGAAATTAACAGCAGCAATAACAGTTGCGCTGATTATTATAGCAGCCCTGTGCCTGCTGAGTGCTTGCTCGACTGAGCGGGTAATTGTGCAGAAAGTTCAATGCGCCCAACTGGTTCGCCCGTCAATTAAGACCAATGGCGACCTCGTTCAATGGACAGCATTTCTAGAACGCGCCTATGGGCTGTGCAACGAGCGGCCAATTTTGAAGAAAGTTAATTAAGATGAAAGGAGATAATTAAATGTTTGGTTTATCCGGATTAACCAGTAAGCTTTCTGGCTCTTATTCTAAAGAGAAGTCTAAGACACAGGAAAGCTCATATACCACGCAATTTAGGTCTGAGTTACTTGACGCTCTCAACGAAGCGGCCTTGGATAACCTTGATGCCTATAGTGACCTAATTAACACTGAAGACCCTCGAGCCACCGGAGCTTATGACACCTTGGGCCAACTTGCTGAAGGCGGCAATATTGATGTAGATGCTATTATGGCGGCTGCTAAGCAACAGTCAGATGAAGCCCTCGGCCAGAGCTATCAGGACTTAGCTAGGTCGGTCGGTGCTGCTGACAACTCACTTGTGCAAGCTTTCTACGATGAGGCCGTTACCAATGCTGCAACTCAATTAGCAGGTAAACGTGCTGAACTCGAGGCCCAAGCCGGCAACCAGCAACTTAATGCGAGCCAGGTGTTACTTAACTCTTTGGCGCAAGATGAGTCAATTAGCTTGGAAGCGTTAAACAGCCTGCTTGGCATCTTGAAAGGTGCTGAAACTAAGTCGCAAGGAACTAGCACCACTAGCAAGAGTGGCTATGAATTGTCTAGCGGTATCAAGGGACAGTTTAGCCCAAGTGGCCTTTTCTAATTTGAAGGAGATTAAGTTATGGCCGAAAATAATAGTAAATTAAATCCGCTGACGGAAGAGGCCTTGGTTAATTACATTGTTGAGCATGAGAAAGTTCCTTATTCGTGGAGTAGCTCCAAGCCGCAAAACACCTTTAAGGAACTTGATGCAGCACAGTCGCCCGTGGGCGCTGCTTTGGCTCAGGAGTACATTGACCAAGCCAACTCAATTAACAACACTCATCAAGAAGCACTTAACAGAGCCAAGCTCCAAGATGACATTGACACCAGTGAAACGGCTTTGCAATTGCTTAATCGCAAAGATGAAATTCGCAAGGAGTATGATAACTCAATTAGCTCTAAAATTCCAGGAGCACTAAAGGTACTTTTGCCATTCTTGGGCACCGGCGACATTGCTTATCAGCAAGACCTTGCTCGAGTTGACAATCAGCTTAACGAGTTAAGCAAGCAGAAACAGCAGAAAGACCTCAATTACACTGCTCGTATGATGCTGGCCACTGGAGCTAACCCCTTTGATGAACAGCGGGCCGCAAATTTGCAGAAACAGTTCATGGACCAAAGAGAGACAATTAGCTCTAGTGTTTCGACACCTAATACAGCCGACCTTTTGACTAATGTCTATAGAGCTGGCCAAAAGACTAAAGCTAGTGGTAGTGGTAGCGGCGGTGGAGGAACTAAAGTAGCTGAAGCTTGGCAACCGCACTACAATATTTACAAGGATTCTAATAAACCGCGAATTGATTTGGCAAGTCAATTTAACGGCGGCGAATACGCAACGCAACCTAAGTTTGTCGCGGCTAAAGCTGCCGCTAATGCTGGCGAAGAGGCACTTAGGGTTAGTGACCCTGTGGTGCTTAAAGAAAGCTGGACAGTAGCTAATAAAGAAGCAGATGAAGGTTTTAATGAAATTAGAAGCGGAATGAGCAAAGCAGGTCAAAGATTATTCGATGCGGCAATTAACGGTAATGGCGTATTAAATCAGCAGAATAAACCCATAGCTTCTGATTACTTCCTTGAAACGGTAAATGAATCTGTGCCTTTTGAGGAGTCTTCGACGCTTGAGGGTCGCATTCTGCGTGATGCTAGATTAAGTTATCAAGGTAGGGTCATATCTGAATTTAATAAGCTACCGGACAATGTACGTAGGACTGTTGCTGATGTATTTGCTAAGCAAACTAAAAGGACATTTAACAGTGAAAGTCCTACTGATGTTTTTCTGGCGGATATGCTAATTAGGAATGATGCGGGTGGTTTTTCTAAAGATATTCAAAATGCCTACCTCAACCAAATTAACTTCGACAAAATTTACGAAGATTCTGTAAATGAGGCTTCGAGGACGAATAAATTTACTGAGGGCATTGAACAAGAGTTCGTTGACTTCACGTTGAATCGCCTCGGTGAAGTGGCCGAAAAAGGACGCCCTGATTTGGGGAAGCTTCTTAATGGTGTTAGCTTATACCAACAGGAGGCAATTAACAGGCAGTTGAAAAATCCGCTTACGGGTCTTCAGGCCCTCAAGCTCTTAGCTGACAAGTATGTTAAATCCAAGATAATCACGCCGCAAACTTATGCTATAGTTAATGAAGCACTGGAATCTCCTGAGGTTACCAATATGTTTATTGACTTTAAGCAAGTTCAATACACTGAGGGTAGCTATGGGATTAAGAGCTTGACTGCTGTCAATGACCTTCCGACTATGGCAAGTATTATCAACCAATACCGCAATAGACAAATTGCGTCTATTAGGAACATTAACAATAGGAGTACATCTAATGGCAAACATGAATGAAGCTCTGCCGCCTGAAGTGGAAGAGTTGCTTGAGCTGCAATTTGTCAAAGAAGAGATAATTGACGATGCGATGCCCAAGCAACAGCGGGACGCTAAGCAGGTTGGTGAAGTTAATGAAGCCCAACTTCAGGCTGAGCAGCAAGCAGCTATTGAAGACTTACTTGTGAACTACGAGTCAACTCCTGATGGTCTGGCTCAAACTGTTATGCCTGATGAAGTTGAAATGGACGAGTTGCTGGCTCCGGTCATTGACGCTAAAGTTCAGGAAGATATTATTAAAAGTGAACAAGCTACACAGGCTAGTGCAGGAGAACCCTCGGGCGGCTTTATGGATAAGTTAATTAAGGGAGCTGGCTCTTTAGTTGATGCAATTAGCTTGCCAACTCAATTAGCTGCTAAAGCCGGAAAAGCGGTCGGAGAAGCTGTTGTTGATGTTGCTAAAGCAACTTACTCTGCCGGTGAAGGCCTTGGTGAAACTGTCGCTGGTGTAAAGGTGGCAACTGAAAATATGAGTGCAATTGAAACTACTAAGTCAATTGCCGGAATCGGCTACTTAGCGGCCCTGAACACGCCTAAAGCAACTGCTAACATTGGTGACTTCTTAATTAACTCTGCCCGCAGAGCGGCCGGCGCATCTGGTGACTTCCATGGACTTCGCAACATAGTTGACCAAGCTTATGATTTCATCGGACTTAATGGCCGCGATGATGCTGAGAGTTACGCAGCTATAACCGAAGCAATTACCGGTCAGGCAGACGAAGCCAATGAGGCACAACTTTTCGCGGGGCGGTTCCTTGGGAACCTTGCGTCAATTGGAGGCGCAATGGGAATTACTAATCGAGCTATGGGTATTAAAGCAGGTTGGTACGGGAATAAGAGCCAGTGGGCCGCTTATGAGAAAGCCAGTTCATTAGCTTCTATCGGTATTAAACCGATTGGCGAAGTGGCAACTCAATTAGCTATTCCACTTAGCCGCAATGTTGCCCAAGCCGCAACCAGAGCTGGAGTTGGTGAACTTGCATTCTTAGGAGCTTCTTATGAAGACTCTTATGGTAAAGCAGTTGATGAATACTTAAATGTATATAAGGAGTCGCCTAAGTGGTCTTGGGGATTGCTGCTTGGTGGAACCGCTTTTGAGGCCATTGCAACGATGCGGCAAGCTAAGAATACACTTAATCAACTTACGCGCCAAGCTAACTCTGTGTTCAAGCAGCGCGCTTCAATTAAGCCCACTACAAATTTCGCCTTCGGGGAACAGGTTAGTAATAACTCGGTTGCTTTTGTTGCGGCTAAGGAATCTGGCAGGCAGCTAGCTCAAGTTGATCAGGCTATTACAGCTGACCTTTCTAATTTACTTGCCGAGGGCAAAATCGACACGAAGCTGTTTTCTGACGCTAAGGCTGAATTGACTCAAATGAAGTCAATGAACGACCAAATGAGTAAACAGTTACTTGGTAAGCTGGCTAAAAATCCGCGCGAAGCTTTGGTGCTGAGTAACTTAGCTGACCAGAATCCAATGCTTCTAGCTGCTACTGATAGCATTAAGGACTATAAGACCTTGCTGAAAAATGAACCTGTTAAGCAGGGCCAAAATTTGAAGTCAATTAGCTTGAACCAAGTTAATGAACTTGCTAAGAAAAATCCGCAGAAGAGCTACTTTGTAGTTCATGAAGATGGAACTGTTACTCCGGCCGCGCAAATCAAGCCGAGGTTCATTGACTACGCAAAGAAAAGCGACTTCACTAGAGATGCTTCTGGTTTCTTGCAGTATCGGGTTGGCAAGAAAGGTTTGCTTAACACACTGACTGTTGACCCTCGAGTAACTGCGCCGACTTTTGACACCGCTGAAGCTTATGCTTACTTAATTAAGGCTAATGCTGAGAAGCTGGGTAAGGCGAGTAAAGAAGGCTTGCTTGTGAATAAGAAGATAATTGAAGCAATGGACAAAATGGCACCCGAAAATCCGTGGGTCGCTAATGCACTTGCACAGTTAATTGAGGACCAGCCGCAAATTGCCTCTAAGATGGTTTTGGCCACCCCGAAGTCTTATCAGACTATGGCGGATAGATTTACTAAGCACTACCTTTTGCATAAATTAGACCTGGGGCTGGCTGACAACTTAGTTGCCGAGGTGCAAAAATTCGGCTATGAAGTTACTGACCAGTCCAAGTTCGTAAGCCGGCTTTTTAAGGGACAACTTAATCGAGATGTTAAGTCAAGCGGCCTTAGAGATGCTGGCTGGAACAAGCTTGACTTAACCCCACAGGACAAGTTGGTTATTGAGGTTGACTCCGCTAAGTTCAATGAGTATGAGCAGATGCTTAATGCTCGGGCGATTTCAGAAGCTAATGCTGCGAATTTCAGCCAGCAGTTAATTGACATCGGTCAAGGAAATCCGGCCCTGAAAGGCCTCGCGGATATGTTCACGAAGAATCCTATTGTTGACCAAGTTCGGCAAGTTGATGACATTGTAGGAAGCCACTTGCCTCGGGCGCTGGGTAATCTGTTCAGTAAGATGTATAACTACATTGGAGATGCGACGATGGCGGCCGTCAATCGGCTTACAGAGTTAAGTAACAATTCTATGTACAAGTATCTTACTGACCGGCTGCAACCGCTAAAGCAAGTTGGCGAGAAGCTCGGTGAAGTTGAGAAAGTGCAACTTAATAAGTTTGCCAAGTTAACTAAGATGGGCTTCGAAATCGGCGATGACTTCACTCTGATGACTACAGTTAAGCGAGTTGGGGAAGAAGAAGTTGAGATGCTTACCACGAGAAACGCAATTGCCATTGACCGTGCTGAGCGGCTCGGGCTTCTCACGCCTGACCAAGCTAACCGCTACCGCAACCTTGAGATAATTGACTTGCCGGACTTAGCTAACATAGCAGAGGGCAAAACATTGGAGCTGGGTGAATCGACTCAAGAGTTTCTTAACTTGTATAAGTCAATTAACAATGAGCTGTACAGTGGGCGCAAGAAGATTGTCAGGGCATTTGGAGGCAATGCACAGTATACGCAACCTTTCCACATTGCCAACAAATTGGGCTCTGAAGTTAATTTCATCTATGATGGCGACCAGTTAATTAGCACCGTAACTGCAAATTCGGCCAAGGAGCTGAAAGCAGCCACTGCTAAGGAACTTGAACTTCTAAATCAGTACTCACCTATGTGGGCCGGCAAGGGTTATAAGCTGCAGGTGAAATCTCGGGCCGACGTTCAGCGCGACCACTTAATTGACCCCGATGAAGAGTGGCTCGGTTGGGTTAATGCTTCTGGTGAGTACAGTAAGTTGAAGTACAACAGCGGGCGCTTGGACAGGACATCAATTGGCTTGGCCTTCGAGTACGACCCGGACATTGCCTCGACTTTGTACAATGACTTAATTAAGCGCGGTCAAGGTTTGGGCAAGATGTACCAAGGGGCGTTCTTCAACCGAGAAGCGCAGTATGCCAAGATGCTTGGCGAGAATGCTGGCACCTCTCCTGAGGTTCGGACGGCGATTCACGAGTACATTAACTTACTGAACGGCCGCTCCGTGAATACCTCGCCGACAGTGCAGAAGTTCAATGAAGTTGTAGACAGTTTCTACAGTTCAATGTGCGATTTGCACTCAAGTAAGTTGAATGACCAAATTGCCAAGGACTTGAAAATTGCTGATGAGCAGAAGCTTATGAGCAATGTGATTTCCAAGCTGCCAAAAGCTAATGCGCTTGGGGTTACGCATAAACTTCAGCAACTTGTAAACTGGAGCTTGCTTCGCTTTGGGCGCATGAGTCAGGCTGTACTTAATGTACTCGGAGTTGTGCCAATGAGTCACTTTGCTACTATGTCACTTAACCCGACTAAGTGGGAAGACGCCTCGAGCTATGCTGCTCGAGTTGGCTTCTACGGGCGCGAAGTTGATATGGCCCAACGTTGGGGTACTGTTGATTGGCTTGGCGCTTTCTTCGAGGCAACTAAGAAACAGTTTACTAAGAAAGGTAAAGCGATTCTTCAGCTGGCCGAGAAGCAAGGGTATGTTAGCCGAGATGCCAATATGCTACGTGACATTGTCTTTGAGCCGACTAAAGTAGCCTCTGATTCTGGGCTGTTCAAGCAGGCCTTGAAGTTAATTAACAAGGGTGCGACAGCGGCCGCCGACCAGACGGAAGAGTTAAGTAGGTCTTTCAGCTTCCTTATGGGCTATGAACTTGCTGGACGTGCTGGCTTGAAAACTCAGCAGATGAGGTTCATCTTTGCTAAGCAATTCTCTGATAACGTTGTTGGTAATTACAGCGTGCTGAATAAACCTAATGTATACAGAGGTGCTGTTCCGGCTCTGCTTGGAACCTTTAAGACATACAAGCTCAATGTAATGCAGCAGTTACTTGACGCCTACTCTCTGGGAAACGCCTCAGTGCTCAAAGCCTTTGGAACGCAGTACTTGACTTTCGGGCTCAATTCACTCCCGTTTAGTCAAGTGATGCAGAATGTGATTTTCCATGTTGAGGGCGAAGAGGATACATATAGTTACTTGAGAAATGCCTTGGGAAGCGACTCTGCTGCTCGGGCCGCAATGTACACCCTAGGCTCACTTGTCGATACTGACCTAAGTAGCCGCGGTGATATCGACCCTGTTACTGGAGGATTCCTGCCAATTAACGGTTCGTTCACATTGCAAGACATTAGTCCTGTTGTGTCAATGCTGGATGATTCTGTTAATTTGATTAAGGATATGTATGGGGCAATGAAGAGCGAAGTTGGCCTGAGCGCTCATCGGCTTCGAGAGTTAATTAGCCAGTATTCTCCGGTGTCGTCAATTAGAGCTTTTGCTAAATTGGGCAATCAAATGTATGATGAAAACGGGAATGAGTTTACTTACTCAGTTGACCGCAATGGTAATATCCAGCGGATTAACAGCCTAGTTACTGCACTTGGTTTCAACTCAATTGAGCAAGCAGAAAATTGGAGGCTCGAATCGCGAATGCGCGCTAGGGACGCAATTAACCAAGAAAAACTTAATGACCTTCGAAAAGCATTTAAGGCTGGCTTTAGGTTCTTGAGGTCAGGTAACGTGCAAATTGATACCGACTTAATTACCCAGGCATTCGAGGGCTACATTAAGTCTGGTGGTTCAGTTGACGCCTTCATACCTTGGGCGCAGGCACAGTACAATGCTGCTACTATGACTAAGGTTGATAGGCAAATTGAGTTGCTTGGCTCACAGGACAGCATCGCAGCGTTTAATGACTTGCAGAAGTTAATGAGCGCTTCTTCCTATGAAGCCTACAGGGACTTGTTCGAGCCGCTCGAAGACTAGTGCCTAGTGCCTAGTGCCTTGTGGCACAAATAAGGTAAATTGAATTGAAAGGAGGATAAATAAAATTAAGCACAAAATAGGGTGGAATCAATTAAGATTCCACCCTTTCTTTTTGCTCACTTAACTTTCTGTTGAGCTGGTAGGTTAAAGTAACTTGGTTCTCGAAAAGCGGCCTCTCGGA